CCAAGGCGGGTAGCAGTGTCAGATTTCGTTAGTTCTTTCAAAGAAAAATTGGCTGATAAGTTCATTTCTTTAACCTTTCGTTGTAAAAATTGATGGATTATTGCTGGTGTCTGTCACAAATTGAGGATAGCATTTTACTTGGCAATCATGCCATAACAAGGGGAACATCATGTACAAGATTGAGATTGACATTGCAGATTGGGATTTTGGTTCAGACAAGGTGACTGTTGAAACAATGGATTTCGACAAGATTGCAATCATTCAGGAATTCATCGAATTCCAAAAAAACCACGATTGGTGCGTTGACTATGACGTTACCGAAGACTACGAATATCAGTGCGATGAAGAAACTGACGAAGAATACGAAACCGACGAAGACGCAGAATCCGACGAATACGAAATCGGAGAGATCGTAGAAGACGAAGATGGCTTAGTCTGGGAACGTGTGGCATAATTTAAGTGCAGTTGACCTTAACAGGGGGGTTTTAGGACTCCCCTTTTTTTATTCAATATCGTGCTCTGCTTCAATGTCTCTAGCCAACTTACGCCAGTCCAAGCTACGTCTATACAAGGTATAGATACGTTCCTCAGTTAAGGGTTCAGAACGTCTGTTAAGCCTGACATTTGCTTGCGCCAAAGCAAGCTGAGTTTCATGCAAAATGTGATGTAGTTCTTTTATTTCAGATCTGAGATAAGCTACAAGGTCATACGTCATAAACCTTGCCCCTAAACTCAATTTGTCCCTCATCCCACTTATGCACTAACTCAGGCCAAAGCAATTTCCCATTATGAAATGTCAGTACAGCAAACCCTGACCTCCAATTGACAGGCGAATCTTCTAGGTAGTTGACAAACTGAGGGCCATCAGTCTCTGCCAATGTGCCTGTATCGACCCCAAACCTGTTGCCGTTGTAGTCAGCATAAGGAGTGACTTTGAGGCTGTGTAGATGCCCTGTAACTATGCTTACACCAGCATTGACTGTATTGTTGTGTGTGGCGTGAATGCCACCTTTCCAGCGATGTTTAACAGCTACTTCCTCGGTAGGCCAACAACTCCAGCATGGATGCCAAGCAGGGAAATGGTCTTTCAGAGAAAAGCCTTTGACTTGCTCATATTGAGGGGCATTGGCAGCTAGGCGGTTCTCAAACCTTGCGTCATGGTTACCAAGTGTCCACACTAGGTTTACATTGTGTCTTGCTTTCTTGGCGGCTTCTTCAATCTCACCCATTGCCAATTCACAGGCTTTCAACTCTTGTATTACCGATGGCGTTGAATCCCATCCAATACGAGGAAAACGGCTAATACTAGCGCCATCAAATATATCTCCATTGGCAATAACAGCCTTTGGCTGAAACTCTTTAATTGCCCAAAGAAGTCCCTTATACGCCGTTGTGTGGATGCTAGGCCAGAAGTGAGCATCACTAAAAACAATAACAACGCCATTCTCTATCCCAAGTTCTTTTCTTGCTGGATTTTCGGGTTTGCTTAAAGTAACAGGTAAAAGTTTTGGGCTAAGAGATTGTCCAAATTTAACTTCTAAATGACGTCTACGTTTTTGGATTGAACGTAAATCCATGTCCATAATTTTTGCAATTACAGATGCAGATTGATGTGTTGCCCATAACTCAAGAAACTCTTTGTCTGATAGTTTTGTCATGACAACTCCATTGAAGTTGCCCTAAAGTAAACTAAATCAATGACAACAGCGTGAATCTTAACGTGATTTGTTCAAAGTTTGATAAACACTATTGTAAGCCTCTATGCAAGCGTTCAATTGCCTGATGGCTTTGTCTCCATCGTCTGTGATGGCGACAAGAGATCGAGCAAACGCTGGGTCAAGTTCGGTTGTTGTTTGAACGCTATCTCCGCTGGTAATGGGGGCATCTGAGGCGGTATGTACGGGGCAGACGGGGGCTTTGACAGAAAGCCGCAACTTGAGAGCGCCAGACTCAATGTCAGAATTACGCTTTTGTTGAGCAAGTTTTGCATCTTGATTTGCCTTTTGAAGTTTGGTGGATTGGGTCTGAACAGCAGTTATTAGGGCTTGTTCCTTAACCCTAGCTTCAGCATTTAGGGCAGCAATCTCAAGTTGTTGACGAGTAACCTCATCATCTGACCCCTTGAGATAGCCACCGCCAAAAGAACCAACTACTGCCATCAGGATGCCTAACAGCACCCAAGGATTAAATAAACTCATGGCTTTGGCGGCTCATCGTTGTCAGTGGCCTCTGCCTTAGCTGATGCTGTGGCTATTGCCTTAACACCAGACCTACCAGCTACACCACCTAAAACACCAGTAATGAACACCATGATGGTGCTGATTTGTTGGGTGTACACCTTATCAATAGCCGCCATACTGCCGTTCATGGGCTGTTGTACAAAAGAAACAGAGTACAGAAACATACCCATAGAAGCTAACAGAATGCTCACCAATACTACGATAACGAATGCCCATACTCTGACTTCAATCTCATCAGCAGTCAGGCGATTATTAGGTTTATATCCAATGGTTGCCATTACTTCTTCTCCTGTTCGGGTTTAACTAACATCTCTGGGCAAGTGCCAGAAGCGGTACAAATTGGGGGTTTACATTCAGCATTAGACCAATTTAATGGGTCTTGGCAAGGATAGCGGTAGCGGTCATCACAGCCAGCTAACAGCACCAAAAGGATAGATAAGCCCCAAATACAATAAATGTTCATTTCTCTTTCTCTCTTTCTTTCTGCTCAATCTGCCTTCTGAGTTTCTCAACCTTCTGAATCTGTTCTTGTGCTTCATTTCTGGTTTGCAATACATCCATGTAAAGCATACCCAAAACAGGTAACAACAATACGACAAGAACACAAGCAGCAATCCATCCCACTACGTTCTCCCAATCTTGCTTACCAGACCTATTACCATCCATAGGTATATTAGGAATAGGAAAGCTACCAACAGGTATGCTTGTTTTTCTGCTAGGAGTCGCTCCCTTTCCTTTCGTAACCATGATTCTGCATCCCGCATCTTCCTTGCTTTTGCTTGCTCCCCAGCAATGATGTCTCTCATGCTGAACACTTCTGAATACAAAGCACCCATCTCAGGTGGAGATTGATAGACCATGCACTCTCTGATCTGAACTACCAACCTCTCCATCTCTTGCTGTGCCAAAACCCTGTTTAGGGCTTCTTCCATCAAGTTCACATCATCAGCAAAAACTACAGTCCTAGCCTTCTCCTCTGACTCCCTAATGTGCGCTTCTAACTGTTCCTGTAGCTTGAAGAACTCACTCAGGTTCTTAACGATTTCAGCTTTAACTTGAGTTTCGTCAACAGCAACGTAGTCAGACTTTTTAGCCTTTGCCACAGACTTTGCAGTTTCAGGCTTGGGACTACCGCCAAATAATTTACGCAACGACCCCCAAAATCCTTTGACCTCTTTGCCAATGGCAATAACTTCATCAGCAGTACGCTTAATAGAAACAAACTGCTCTTTAGCTTGCTTATAAAGGTCACAGCCAGCTTGGATGTTTTTGACCAAACCAGCCGCAAGTAGACAAATAGAGATTGGATCAATTTTGTTTCCTTATTGAGTAGGTTGTGCTTGGGGGGCAACATCCCAATTGATTACAGGTGCTTGTTGCATTGATTCTTGCTTGGGCGCTCCATGTAAAAATGTATTTACATCAGTTGCATATTCTTCATTCAATATTCCAGAGCGATTTAAAGCATCAGCAATTTTTGTTGCTGCCGCACCAGCATACTTAGGATTTGATTGAGCTTTAGCAAGCATTGCAAGAGCATCCATAGAGTTTTTATTAGTTAATGCTCTAGCTATTAATTTTGGAGTTACATACAAAACACCATAACTAGAAATAGCAGTGGGAAGATCAATTTTGCTTTGTATTTCATCAGGCAAGTTTAAATACGCCAAGGTTGATGTTCCAGCAGTAGCAGCGGTTATAGCCGAACCAATTGCTTTAGTTCTAAGTACAGTTGACCCTCTTTCTGTTTCAAGACCATATTTAGCTGCATTTGTTATGTCTAATAATTGTTTTTTCAACTGTGGTTCTCTAAACAAATAATTAAAACCTTCTTTAAATGTGGTGTCTTCAAGATTTTTACTAAGTTTTGTAATTCCATCTGGCTCACCAAATATTTTGTTTAAATAACCATATTGAAGTTCAGCTTTTAATCCAGCACTTTGTTCTTTAGGTAAATATTTTTGCATCTCTGCAATTGCGGAAAAAGTTTCTCTCATTCTTTCAGGTCTATCAACATTGAATAAATATCCACCAACTGCAGATGCGTCTTGTTTTAAAGCCGCCTGCATTGTTCCGCTATACAAACCACCCATTGCATTTTTGTAACTATCTTGAGCATTAAAATACTCACGCAATAAGTCATTATTTGCAGGATTTGCTTTTGTTTTTGGAAGATTTAATTGGTCAAGCGATGTAATGTTATGCGCCTGATATTGACCATTTCTTAATCCAGCAGGTTGATCTATTCCTCCAACCAATCCAAGTTTTTTAGCTAAAGCCTTTTGTTCTTCATTACCAAAAGTAATGACCATTGTGTTATCCATTTGATTGGAAACACCTTGGGCTTGATTAAAATATTCTTTTTGCAAAACAGTTGATGGCACACCTTCTTTGGTTGCTTCTCTACCACTTGCTAACAGGTCACTTCTTAAAGCATGAGCAGTTCCAAAAGCAACTTCATCATCTTGGCTCAAAATATCTTCTAAGACTTTTCTTCGTTCACTTCCAGCAAACTTAAATTTAGTCTTTGCTAAATTGTCTAATTCTTTTTGTGCTTCTTGCTTTAATGGAACTAAATTAACCCTTAAACCTTGGTCGGCATCAATTTTTTCATAAACTGGTGCAAACTTTGCCTTCATCAATTTATCTGCTTCTGCAATAGCATTTTGAAAACGATCTCCAAGAACCATTTGAGTTGGGTCATCTTGTTTTAAAGCGTTTTTAAAAGTATCTGATGTATCAAGTGTGGCTCTAACATCATTTGCTCCAGCATTTAATGCTTTGACAACGCCTTTTTGTTGTTGTTCAAAATAGTTAGATGCGGGTGAATATTTTAATGTTCCTTCAATTACTTGAGTTCCAAAATCACCAGTTAACTGACCCTTAGTAAGTGTTGCGCCTCTAGAAGATAACCATTCTTGAGCCGCCCGTCTTGCTTCTTCTTCAGGTGTTGCAAAGAAACTTGCGGATTGTGTAATTCCAGCTTTACTTAATTGGTCTTTACCAGCTTTAATTAACTTACCAAAAGCAGAAAAGACTAGATTACCACCAACATCAAATGCAGCATTTTGAAGATTATTTTCTAAAAGTTTCTTTCCTGTATCAGTAGAAAAAATACTTTGATTTGGCGTAACCGCTTGTTCAGCTAAAGTCCCAACAGTAGTACCAGCAGTTGAGCCAACTAATGATGGAATAAATGGTCTTACTACAGCGGGTGCGGCTTCTGTCAATCGCATGATTGGAGCAACCACTCTTGATTCTGGGAAAAGTATAGGTGCTAAACCACCAACGACTCCACCTATGGTAGAAAGACTTGTTTGATTTTCGGTTGGAAACAATCCTGTTACACCAAAATAAGAACCAGCTATTTGCGCTCTTGTTCTTTCTAAATCCCGTTCTTTTGCTACCATTTCTTCACGACTAGGCGAAGGAATCATGGATTTCTCAGAACGTGGGTCAACACGCCAATCTATTTCTGCCATATATCCTCCTTATAGACCAAGATCAGCTTTTAACTGTGCGGCTTTTGCTCGTTCTTCTGGAAGAATAGTTCCTTTGCGATACTTATCTTCAAAATCACGATACTGTTGTAGTTTCTGATAATTTTGTCCTTGAGCCAAATTAGCATTGAATTTGGTTCTTTCTGAATCAGGCAGTTTTGCACCTTGCTCATAAGTAATTTTTTGTGCAACCATTTCATCTCTTGCTTGACGTATCAAACGTAAGATAGTTGGCAATTCTTGTTGAATATTAAATTTGCTTTTAAGCAATTGTTCAAGTTCTTTATTAGATTGAGAGCCCGGAAACACCTTGGCAATTTGTTGCACAAGTTGAGAAGAAACAGCATTTGCAATCTCTGTATCTGTTGCCTTGTCACTGATTTTTACACCAACTGCTGACAATCCTTTTGCAATTGAAAGTTTTGCATCTGCTCCAGCTCCTGTAAAAGCATTTCCAATAGTTGATTCAACTTTGTTAAGTTTATCAATCAAAGGAATAGTTACCTTATACGCATCTCCAGCAATAGCCCAATTTTTGGCGGCTTCTTCTCTATCTTTAGATAAATATACTTTATCAAGTACATCACCTAAAGGTATTTTTATAGACATGGCTTTAGCCTGATTTAATGCAATATCTTGGTCAAATTGTTTTTTGTTTACAGCAGCAACTTCTTCTGGACTGTAGTCTCCAAATGATCGTTTTGCTGGAAGACCTAATGCCCTAGCATATTTCATCCAATCTTCACTTGGTTTTGTTGTCATGTCAATTTGATCTAGGTCTGCAAAATTACCTGATTTTGCATATTTAGCTGCACTTTCAGGAGTAAATTTTCCTGTTTTAACTACATCAAATGCTTTTGCTGTGTCAGGTGTTAGATATGCTTGTACTAATGCAGGATTGTTTGCAATGGCAGTAGCATCAGCATCATTAAAATTAAATTGAGATTTCAATGATTGAATTGTTTGTTGTCTAGTTGTAGCTTCATTGGTGATTTTTGTTACTTCAGCACCAATTTTAGGAATCGTAGCCAACTTTTCTTGTGTAGTAGCACTTTCCAATGCTTGTTTAGAAAGTGATTCTTGCATTGTTTTTAATCTATCAGCCAATGCTGTTGCAAATTGAACATCTCCAACTTGAGAAGCTCTTTGAATACCTTGACTAATTGATTGAGGATTACTCATGTCAATTTGACGACCAATTTGATTGCGTTGTGAAATCAACTGTAACTGTGGGTCTTGACCACCCAAAGCACCGCCAATAGCATTACCAAACTGTTGACCAGCACGAAAAGTTCCATAGTTGGCTCTTGCCATTGGGTCAAGATTTGCATATTGAATAGCTTGAGCTTCTTGAGCTTGCTGTTGAGCAAGTTGGTACTGCTCTGGAGTATTAAATAAACCTAGAATTTGTGAGTCTGCCATGATTATTCCTTAAAACAATGTAACTGGAGAGCCATCAGAAAAACCAGTTGTTGGTCCATAATCAAAAGCAGTTTGATTTGCAACATAAGGTGGATTAAAGTAATTGCTTAAACCTTGAGTAAATTGTTTATTACTACCAAGTCCCTGCAACAAACCGCCTAAAGAACTTCCTCCTTGACCACCTTGTTGAGTCCTAGCTGCATAAATACCACCTTGCAACAATGATTGACCAACATTAGCACCAGCAGTAGCGGCTCTACCACCCAGCTGTGCGCCAATATCCAAAGGTTGTTGTCCAAGAGATTCAATGGTTGATCCAGCACCCAAGTAGGTTGTAAACGGATTCAATGCGCCAACTTGACCAGCTTGATACTGACCTAACATATTTGCACCAGTACCAAACAATCCAGCACCAAACGCAACATTCTGCTGACCAGCTTGTTGTGCCTGTGCTGCCAACTGAGCATCCTGTTGAGCCATAGCGTTGTAGTAGGCTTCCATCTCAGGTGTAGTAGCACCTAAACCCATTCCACCGCTAGGGCGCATACCTGTAGCACCTACAGACAATCCACCACGCCCCTGCTGATACAACTGGTTCTGCAACTGTGCCATCTGTCTTTCACGGCTAGGTGCAAGCAAATCTTGTTGCTGTTGCATATATTTGGCAGCAACCTCTTGAGGATTTTGAGCCAAATACTGTTGACCTAAACCAAACAGTCCACCAGCCGCCTGAGACAAAGGCTGAAACTGTTGTTGAGCCATTTCTGCTTGCGTTAAAGCACCGCCTGTTAAAGCCGCTAAGCGATCTTGATAAGCCTTTAGTTCAGGGCTAACTTCATAACCAGCACCAGTTAAGTAACCTTCAGATGCTGCCCGTATTTGATAATCCCTTTGTGCAGCCGCAAATTCTTCAGGCGTTGCATAATCAGCCGCAACAGGTGGATTAACACCTTTGATGCCGTACTGAAAATTAGATTTACCAAATCGTGTGGTGATTCCAACAGGGCGAAACTTTTGTGCTTCAGCAGCTAATCTAGCAGCCTCAAGTTGAGCATTAGCAGATGTGTTTGCCGCTGACTCTGTAGCAGAAGCCTGTTCACTTGCCCCCATAAGACTTAATCCACCACCAATAATTGCTGCAGCAATAGGCATATCAATCCCCTTTAATCAAAATCTCATCCACTTTAGACGGGTCTTTCTCGTCTGTGGCATGAATACAAAACCAAACACAATCAGTAATCGCTTTAACCCCGTGAACCATTCCTGCCTTAATCTCAATGCAAGCAGGGCCAGTAACAATATCAATCTCTGCACCACGCAACACAGCAACCTTACCTTCAGCCAAGATAGATAAGTGACTGAAGTTATGCGTATGCTTCAAGATGGCTACACCAGCAGGAAATCTAGCTTCCTTTGCATACAGTCCATCAGAAAAGTGGTGTGTAATCATGTTTAGCCTACTTTTGCTTCTAAGGCTTCAATACGAGTCAGAGCCTCTTTTAAAGCAGCAGTCAACAAAGCAACCAAAACTGATGTATCAACACCTTGGTATTTTGGTTTTCCGTCTTGGTCTACTCCATCTTTTTCACCAAAAACTGCTTCTGGTACAACTGCCTGCAACTCATGGGCAATGAACCCTTCTACAGTTCCGAGACTTGGATTGTTTTTCCAAGTAAAGTTTTTTGGCGCAAGTTGCTTAACACGAGTAACAGCGTTTGCTAAAGGAACAATATTTTCTTTTAAACGATAGTCTGAGGAAGTGTTGTATGCAGTAGCTGAACCATTTGTTGTGATAGAGCCAACTGCTGTGTTAGTAGTAGGCGTTCCAGAGAAAAATGATATTAAATCCGTAGAGTTGCTACTTGTGAACGCAAGAATTCCAGGATATGTACTTCTATTTAGTGCTGCTATTCCACCAATACCAGAAGTCCCATTTGGTTGAAAGAATGCTGCATAGTTTCCGTTTGGTGTTGCTTGACCAAAACTAGCGCCAGCAGTTGAAGTAATAAAATTTGCAAAAGAACAATTAAGAGTAGATGAAATATTTATAATATCAGTAAATGTCTTAACTCCAGCAATTGACTGTGTACCAGTTGTTGTAACAATACCAGCACCATTTAAAGTAGCGGCTCCTGTGCCGCCATTAGCAACAGGTAGAGTACCTGTTACTCCAGTTGTCAAAGGCAGACCAGTAGCATTAGTTAGCGTCACGCTAGTAGGTGTACCAAGTGCGCCAGAGGAATCAATTTTAGTTGCTACAGCAGTTGCAATGTTATTGAACTCCGTATCAATTTCTGTACCCTTAACAACTTTGTTGGCATCTCCAGTTGTTAGTGAGTCTTTTGCTGCAAAATTTACTGTTTTCGTGTAGTTTGACATGGTTGCTCCTTATGCAAGTTTGCCTGTTTTGGTCTGTATCTCAATCTTTTGAAATGAAATTGGTGACCCGTTAATGTTAATCTCAAATCCTGTTTGAACAATTTTTCCTGATCCGCTTCCGTATGCAGTTAATTCTTTCAAAACTATGCCTGTTGCATACTCTGCAATGTTGTATTCTCCAATGCCATATTGAGATACAGATTGCGTTGGTATAGAAACTGTCTGCGATTGGTAACTTGATGAAAAATCGTAGCCCCAAAAAACAGATATTGCTTGGTTACTACCACCCACAACAAGAATCTTAATTTTCTTGATGATTGAGGTTTGCCCATCATTGCCTAAATCAGCGTTGTTTGTGTAATATTGCATCTGATACGCTGAAGCGTTATCTTGATAACCAGTGTATTTTGTAACAAAACCAGTTTTACCAATCAGCAAATCTCCGTTTCTGCGAGAGCAAAAACTTTGTGGCGCAATACTGTCCCATATCGTTACACGATAAGAGCCATCTTCCAAAGTCGTCTTAGTGTCAAAGCAAAAGACTTTCCCTGCTGTGGGACAAGTCAACAGGTAAAAGCCATTCTGTTCAGAATAAACAGACCTCAACTCGGTGGCTGATTCACTTGCAACTGTGGCTAAGAAATCGTTTCTAATATTTTTGGACAAGTCACCAAGTGGTGCAGATTTCTCTTGTACTGTTCGTAAAACAGAACGCAAGCCACTACCACTTAGGAAAACAACATCCTTGCCTGTATTTTGAATTGTGTCCCTTGCGATGCAACCAACACTTGAGATCGTGTCGGAAAGCACCATAGTTGATGGAGTTGTGGCATTTGCATAAACCAATATTTGTCGTCTTCCAAAGATAAACAAAAATCCGTTATGTGCCGCTAACCCTGTTATTTCATCAGCGCCGTTAGACCAGACACGAGAAACATCTAAAGTGCCTGAAGTTCCAGTAGACCAAACATGGCCTGACAACAAATCACTAAACGATACTGTTGTATTGTTGGAATTTGTGTTAGCTGCCCAAATACGACCATATGCAGAGATTGCTACGTTTGCACTTGGTACAGTACCGACATAACCTGACTTTTCAGAAACTCTACGGAAAGTTGTTGTAGAGATTGCAGGGTCATAAATGATTGGGTCATTGCCTTTTTGGAAAAAATAAACAATTCCATTTAGGCTTGCGGCTTGCCAATTACCCGCAGTAAACGTAGGTGCAGTTCCACCACCGCCATATGTCAATTCAGAAATAGTTCCAGAACTTGAAGCGCCTTGCGTATATTCGGCAAGAGGTGTGGCATTAGAGCCATATTGAGCAATGTTGTATTCGGCTACAGCACCCGCTGTAGATAGACCTAGTTTAAACAGTTTACCATTGCCAAAAAACAATACAGTAATTGTTCCATCTACTTGAATCAACTCATGGATAACTGTAATTACATTTGAACCTAATGTACCGCTAGATGTGTTGATGTTTTGGTATCCTTGCCTCGCACCTAATCGACCAAACTTGTCAATCACGCAGTTCAGTGCAATGCCAGCAAACCCACTCGATATTTCTAAAGAAGGGTCTTGTGTATTCAACCCCAAGAAAGCTGGAGCCGATACGCTAGAAACTTGGAGGGCTTTGCTCATACTGGAACAAACTCCTGATTCTCAGGATAGCGAGTGCCTTCTAAAGCAATGTAATCAGACAACATGGATTTGTACAACTGGTATGCCTCAGAAGAAGACAAACCACCATCTTCACCACGCTCCACTAAAGCACGAGCATAGGCATTCTGAACCACTAAAACGTCAGGAACAAGCACAACAGTTGAATCTGATGCTAGGGTAGCCTGTGGCACTGTCAAAGCAAACTTGATCGTATAAACACCATTAGGTATTGGGTATAGATTTACCTTAGTGTTGTAACTACTATCAACGCCATCAAAAGCAAATTCTGTAGGTATTGAATTAACAAGTGGAGTAAAGTTTAGTTTGCGGTTCATGTCCACAAAACTGATGTTTGTCAATCCAACATTGCTTGTAGTATTGATTACATCCATTACTTGAAACTTCTGACCAGCACCTGTTAAAGAATAAGCTGCTGTAGATGATGCGGTGGTTACTGTAATGGTTGTGCCAAGAACATTCCAAGAAAAAGCATCTTCAATTTGACGTTTGGCATCATTAACAAATTTGCCAATTAAGGTTGAATAAGAGTTGAGACTAACAGTGGTTACTGTTGGCTCACGCATACGAACCAATACATCATTTACAAGTTCAAGGTAGGTCATAGTCTTGTCAACCCTTCAAGTTCAATTGTTGCAATTATCGTAAATGTAGACCCTGCCTCACTTGTAGCTTTCAAAATATCACCTTCTTCAAGCACCAAATAGGACATACCAAAATCAAACCCACTCGTATAAGTTGTTACTGCTTGCTGATAGCTTATTGAATAAGTCACAGCCGCTGATGTGTCTGTCCAATCAAGAGAGATGTATTTTGTTGAGCCTGTTTTGTTAGTTGCTCGTACTAGCACGACCTTGGCGTAATAACCAATCGGGCAAGTAAATACCGATGTCAGCGTGTTAGCTGTAAGATCGGCTGCAACGGACACTGCTCTCATTTTGCTTTTGCCTTATTCCTGTCGGATATAGCTTTAGCTTTTGCCTTTGCGTCAGCCTTTGAGGTTACACCCCATGCCTTGAGCGAAAGAAGCAGTCTTGTTGGTTTACCATCCTTGTACTCAGGGCCATCATTGCCACCCATACGAGCCAAGAAACTTGCTCTGCGAGGGTTATCCCCCGACTTTACTGGAGGCTTCAGATTGCCCCCAGTTTCTGCATTATAAGATGATCTACCCTTGGCATTCAAGCCGCCTTTTGGATTTTGACCAGCTTTTGTTTGCCAAGTGGGTGTTTTCATCTACTTCACCTTTTTAGGCTTCTTTGCAGTCTTTGCCGCTTGTTTGAAGTCAGCTGCTGTAGGTGCAGCTTTAGATCTAACCTTGTTCATCTTCTCGCCAGACCCTGCCTTTATACGAGCCTGTTTTGCATTGATATTGGCGTAGAGTCCAGCTTTCATTTCATCTTCCTTTTAGGCTTAGACATACCAGCTTCAGACAAAGCAATGGCAACTGCTTGTTTTTGATTCTTTACAACTTTTCCCATTTTTGAGCCAGAGTGCAATTCACCCTTGCCATATTCAGTCATAACCTTGCTAATCTTCTTTTGGGCTTTAGTTTTCATGCTAACTCCGTTACAGAAAATGTCGATGCTGCTACAGTAGCATCCTTAATAACAGCAATCTTATCTCCAGCATTTACCCTAATAATCTCAGAAAAGTTATTAGGCATCATGGGTGAAGTTGTTAGGCTTGCTGTTGGATTTGTGCCAATTTGAAAGTGGCAATGTCCCAAAGAACAAGATAAACGAACCATTGTTGTTGATGCGCCAAAGGCCGTTGATTGAACGCTAGAGTTGCTAACTGTAAATACTTGGGCTGTTCCCAAACTAGGAACTCCAATTGCTACTTGGTTAGGGTCAAGTTGGAATGTAGACATTACTTACCCCGACTAGATTTCTTCATCATGTTAGTGGCAGTCCTACCACCACGCATGGGCATTGGCATTTTTGGCTTACCAACTGCAACCATAATAGTCACAGGAATACCTTTTCTTTCTTTCTTTTTAGGCATCTTTGAACTATCTATTTTGGGTGTTTTTCCATGCATCATTATGGTTTCTCCTTGGTTATTGGTCCACCTGATTTCCACGCATCACAAGTTCTAAGTGCGGCACAGGTAAATTGAAATAAATCGCAATATCCTAAATTAGCCGCCTTGACAAAATTTTCATCATAGGACAACTCATTCTTACCTTCATCCTTCTCTAACCCACCAAGGATGCACTCCATCATCTTAGGAGTCTGGATAAATGCAGCACAGTTGCCACATCGCATATCCATAATATCTTTGGTAGGAGCGTTATACATCTTGGCTTTCTTCAGCCAAAAAGCATCATTTGAATCCAATGGATTAGGTGGTCCATATCCATACTCTTTAAAAGCATGGTTTCTGTTCTTCAGGTTTATATGGACATCTTGTGTTGCCACAGGGCAAACAACGCCTGAAAGGAGTCCTTCTTTCACTTGAACAACCTATCGGCTACAAAAGTAAAGACTCCACCAGCAATGCTTGCAATGGTCATTCCCATCCAAAAACCGCCTTTAGATTTGTTGGCAAGTTCAAGCAATGCTTTTACATCGGTACTCAATTGAGTTACCTGACCATGTAAAGACTCTACTTGAGCCTCTAATCTACCAAAGTCTCTTGCGTCAATTTCAGCCATTTATAACCTTTCGGGGTCTTCCCATACGCTTAATTGTGGGCATGACAGGCGCAAATGCGGTATCTGTTCTAGTTTCAGATTCTATGGTTACTTCTGGTTCGTCTACTCTTACATACCCCTGATGACCCTTCATAGAATCAATATCATGCTGATATGTAAAAGTCACAGTGTTACCTGTTTGAAGACAACGAAAAGTAGCCATAAAAC